GGGTTTTTCAGATACCCACCCTGTCTGCTTCTTAACATCAGATGGAGTATTGATAGTCCCGGCAGAGGCCCACTGGATACTAACATCTGGTTTTGTAATCTTGGACATCAATTATTCTCCATCTTTATTTATTCTCCGTCCACTTTTCCACGGAATGCTACAGATAACAAACCAAAAGCAGCGCACCCTGTAGACCAAGTAAGAGAGGTGCTGTAGTCTGCTGTAGGGGGTGTTACGCTTTGAACACCGACAGCAAAACTGCCACCCTTTGTTGTAGCCAACCCATGATCCATAATCTTCGTGGCATTAGTGAATGTTGCCGTGGGGATAGTGATCGTAGATGACACACAAGCACCTGCTGTGATAATAACAGAAGGGCTATTAACTGTTGTCAATGTAGATAAGGTGGCCAGTGTCGTACTGTTAGCAATCGCATACCCTTCTGCAATACTTGTATTTCCAGAGAGGTTGATAGCAATCATGTCCGTCATATTGCCCGTGTTGCTGTGCGTACAAACAACATTGCCAGTGACATTGGCTAAACTACCACCGTATGCAGCTTCATCAATATAATAGATTGCGATATTGACACGAGCCGCTGGAGAGCCATTAGCAACATTATGTTCCCTAACTTCCGTCATAGCCACACCATTGAACGTCACACCACTAATGTTGAATGTGGTGTTTGTAGCAAACCGAGAGCTATGTAGTGCTACAACCAGCGCGTTCGTAGATGCTCCTGTTGTATGACTAACTGTGCGGGCTGATAGGGATGTTGTATCGGGTGTAGCCATCACTGTGTATGTCAGTGCGCTAGGTGCAGCAGGGATAGAGCTAGGTGTAGCTTTTACAAGCTCAATAGCTGCACATTTCCCTGCCATATTCAATGCTGTCTGATTCCAGTGAACCGTATCCGCCATATAACCATTCACAACAAACGAGGATGCTCCGCGATAAAGCATTCTCAATTTGTCTGAATACAACGAACAAGCGTCATCCTGAGCATCACGTATTTCAGCCCACGCCGCAGCTTGAGCATTTGTGCTGTATCGGCCAGATTGAATAACACCCATTGTAACCATCTGTGGGATTTCTTGTTTGAAATAATCAGCCAACTCTCCCAGAGCCGTGGTGTATGCACTTCCTGTAATGGTTGTTCCATTTACAGCTTGTGCTTCACTTTCCCCTTGACACCACAAGAAATACACATTGCCAAGTTTGTATGTAGGAGAAGCAATAACAGCGTTGATGGCTGTTCTGGCAGCAGTTACAGTGGCTGCACGTAACGTACCAGATGGTGACCAATTACTTCCAGACGTATCGGGAATGAGGGCTGTCCCTCCGGTTGCACGCTCAATGAAGGCACTCTTTCGCCCAGTCTGTGTAAACCATTCATTACTGAATGTTGGCCACATACTCCCCGTCAATGCCCCACCAACAGGATCGGCCAAGGCTGTAATATCACCACTGCTGTTCACATAAATACCATTGGCAGCAGCAGGAGAAGAAGCACTACTACCCCTCCCTTCAGCATTGGATTGACCCACAATGATGAAAAAATCCACTACAGAGCCAGTATCAAATGCCTTGCTCATTTCCCCTATTAAAAATTTCCCGTAGGCCATATCCTTTCCTCTTTATCAGTCAACTATTACCAGCCGCTTACTGTGACTGTATAGGAATCTACGCCGCTAAATCCAACAGGGGTGGCTCGAAAGCCATACGCCGGGATGTCCAACACCTTAACTACTTTCGGGGCAGTGATGTCAATAGAGATAGTGGCGTCTGCATCATCAACAATCTGTTCCCATTCCCCGCCATTAGTAATCACTTCCAGACTTACAGTACCAGCTTTGAAAGTACCAGTAGCTGTAACGTTAATTGCAAAGCTAGTTGCTGCACCAATATTCGTGCTTCCGTCATTGTTCTCATCAACCCAAACTGTGAGAACACTTCCGTTGGTGGATGTTTCAGTGTTGCTTGTAATCATTGTTGCCATTTCATTTACCTCGTTATTTCCTTTATTGGGTTTCCGGTATTACCAAGTGGCTATAGCCGCACGTTTCCAAGTGTCAGTGGCCGTACAAATATAGATATAATCGCTGTCAACAGCCCAATCCCCGGAAGTACCTGTAGCACCGGCAGATGCCGGAGCAGCCACAAACTTCTTTCCGTACAACTTCCAATAGGTTGTTTCAGAAGACGGGTCTTTGTTAGTGCCAGTTTGAATGGAAACGTAGATGTTTCCGCCACGACTTACGAAACTGCTTCCATTCTGATATTCAATCGTAGCATCCCACTCAGGAATCCCTTGCTGATACAGATAAGCAATGGCTTGGTCTTGACGATTCTCAATGAAGTTCCAATAAGCATAGGAAGGTTTCTCAGCAATCCACCCAAGAGAAATCTTCCCGGTTGTGGGGCTACCAAGAGTGCCAGCACTTCCCCACTTGTACGTATAATCTGGCCTTGTCTCTTTAGACATTAGTAGCTCCTGTTATTTTGTATATACAACAAAGTTGTCAATGTAGCCGGAGTATTGGTTGTTGACATCCCTGCCACCTATGGTGTATCCGCCTCTACTAGAGCCGTTTGCTGTATAAATTGTTTCTGACTGATACCCCGTTGAGTTTGTTAAAACACCGTCTATGTACATATACCAAATCTCGGACTCACGGCGGATGTCTACATTTGTCCACTTAGAGAATGCTCCAGACACGCTTGTTTGGAACACGAGGCTGTTGTTATTGTCCACTAGCCTGAACTGAGCAACCCCACCACCCAGATTGTCAATCAGCAGGTTATAACCAAAAACCCCACCTCCATCCCACGGCATTGCTACAGATTTCATCCAAATTCGATCTGTTGCTGTTGTTTCTGGGTAAACATCGCACACGACACGAAGGTCGCCTGTTCCATTGTCAAAGTCGGCGCTGTATGCGTAATAGTCGTCGATAATAACTCTACCGTTTCGGCTGACGTACATGCTGTAGCCGCCTTCAACGGACTGCGCAGAACTGATCACCGCCCCATAGCTGACCGGCGAATGCCTCCCGGTGCTATCAGTGAAGTTGTTGTTAAACTTCATCTCCAACACTTTGTTCCACGATACCGGGGGTGTCCCCCCTTGATTAACCAATCCTAGAGGAAACATTATTGCGCTCCAATGACACGCATCTCTGTTGCAGATACTGCAATCAGGGTTTTAGCCTCATTCTCTGTTGTGAATACAGCAGTGCCTGTCAAAGTGGCACCCGAGCCTGCCGACAACGTAACAATGCCCGCACCCCCTTGTACAATAGTGACAGACTCCCCTACAGACACCCCTAAAGAGGTGGGTGTATCACAAGTGACGGTAATACTTCCTGCGTTTGTGCATGTGACAATCTTCTTACCCGGGGGTGTCCAATCGGAAGCTGTCAGCGTATAGGATGTACCTGTCTGAGCATTGAAAACGTATGCACCGTCAAATACCCAATTGCTTCCATCGTATGTCAAATACCCCTTGCGATTATCATCATATACATGCCAACCCTTAGACGGGGTATAGAATGTCCACCCTGCACTAATATACAATGCAATCTTGTTGGTGTTTCCATTCCAAGCACCTGAAGCACCCGAAGGAACGATATATTTATCACCCGCTATAGGGGAGCCGGGAGGGGTGGTTAGAACAGAGGATTTAACATATCCATTCAACAGGGAATCAATCTTGACAAGATTGGCATCCATCCCATTATTCCAGTTGTCTTCGTCATATCCCCAACCATAACTAAGCCCAAGGGATGGGCCGGTAGATGCTGCCATGTCTTATCCTCTACACTAATTCTGCAATATATCCGCCACCGTCAGATGTGGATTTTCCGTAAGCCGCCCCGTATGCAAGACCATATCCTTCCGAATATCCTGCAAGACCAAGGGCATTTGGGTCTTCTGCAAACCCGAAGTATTCCTCTTCAAAGAACACATATTCAACAGCCACCCCAACAGGGATTGGAATAATACTTCCTTGCTGACTCAACCCTGTCAGGAAGTAACGCTGGAAGTCTGTTAATGTGTTCTGTATTTCAATTGTCACATGAGCATTAGGTTGCTCAACAACACCACTTGTTGTATTCCCTGTGATGAAGTTGAGACCATCAATTACGGCTTGAGGGGTGGCTCTTGTTGTATTAGCAATGATGCGAGCTTTGATGATAAACCTGTAAGTTTCATCATCCACCGTAGCACTACTGCCTTCCTCTTGCAGCCTGCTACGAAACACACCGCCCACTGTAGAATCACTTAATGTACCGAAAGGTTCAGCAGCAGTTGCCCCGTCAAACCCAAAATAAGGGAAAGCATCATAGTTTACTAGCGTGCGTGGTTGTCCAACAATATTACCAATCAAATCAAGCTGAGCACCTGTGGCTGTGTTGATACTGCGGAGTTGCATCAAGTCTTTATAAACTGTTTGCAACTCATTCAGATAATCCATCACCAACTTCAAGAAAGCATCAAATACTGGCTTGTTCTTGAATTGCTCAGTAACTCTCCCTCTTCCTTCTGCCAGATAATCAATCTCGGTAAAAGCATTTGTTGTCATTGTGCTTCTCCTTTTGAGATTAACTGTTCACGACAATATCATCTAACGTGATTGTTGCACGCTTGTAATAATCAACAGCCACATTGGTTGTAGCAACAGGGGGATCAACATCATCCATTTTCAGGGCAGTGACATAATGTCCAGCCACTGTGTTGATTGGTGTGTACAGGCGACTATAAATAACATCTTCACCAATCTTCAAGCCATTGATATACTCATAGATAGCTTGCTTGATTTGATCATCACCATTTACAGGATATGCGGAATCTGTTGTAACATCCACTTCAACATAGATAGGGAGGTCAGTTGGTCTATCAAACGAGATAGTGTGGCTTACGCCTTGACTGTCTGTGACACTTTCCACCACTGTTCCATAGCTCAAGATGCCAGCCGGTTTGTTGTCCCAGATTGCCTTAGCAATATCAATGCTACTACCACCCAACACAATCGGGTAGAAAGAGTGGGCAGGGACTGGCGGGGAAATCAGAGCCGTATCCGTTTCATTCTCATAAATGATGATTTGTTCCACCCCATCAATCTTGAGAATAGCTGCATAGATAGCTTCGTAAGTGTTCACACTGTCTTGGAACTTAGCCAGAGCATAGCGTGTACGCAATTCACTATCTGTTTCAATGTTAGTCCCTTCAACAGCAGCGGAAGGATTGGTGACAGTATCCCACCCAATAACAGGAGATTGAATGCTCTGAATCGTATTAGCAGATTGTGCATTGGGGCCAGTCTCTGTACACGTAGCACTTACACTCTTCTTAACCTTGCTAATATCCCAATCTGTACCTACATCAAACGTACAAGTGTACCCTTGATTAACCTCTTGAATAAGGGCTTCACTTCCAACAAGTGTAGCTGTCAGGTAGGTGTCGTGATTTGTATTAACTTCCGTGATTATAGCATTGACAATCTCTGATTCAGTAGCAGAGCCATCAGAAGTAATAGTAACAGTGACAGGAACAGCGTTGATACCAGAAATCTGATAGGTAAAACTGTAAGCCGTAGAATTGGCAACAGCGGCTGGATAAATCTGCACAGCAACACACAACCCTTCATCTAATGTAATCTCACTGTCTGTGCTGAATATCTTGCCTGTGGAGGTAGAGCGAACATTGCTATCCACCGGAACCACTGTCCCATAATCCCCATAGCAAACCAATTCTGCTGTAGAAGCCGTAGCATTAAGTCTGGCCACACCACCAGTTAGTGTGATATTCTCAAGGGCATTACCAGATGCTTGATTAATATCATAAGCAGAATATACATCTTGTGCCACTTCCCACAAATCCGCAAGAGGCGCTGAGAATAACTTGATAAACCTGCCAAGGACAGATGTATCGGATGTGTTTACAATATCACCCGGCTCAACCAGAGAAGCAAACTCACTTTCTGCTTTGGCCTTCAGTTCAGCAATAATATCATTCAGGCGTTTTACCGTGAAGCCTGTATCAGAAAGTCCAGCCACTTATGTTCTCCTTAGTTGGTTGGCGTAAGCACAAATGTAATAGCAGAAGATATAGCTCCATCTTCAGTCCTGACACGGAATGAGCAACTGAACTTGCGATCGGTGGAAATGGAAGATGTGTAGGAAACAATCTGTAACGCATCTGGCTCTTTGAGTATGGAGTCCTGAATAAGAGCGTCTACGGCCATCTTGCTTCTGTTCTTCCCCATCACCCTGTTCCACCAGTCAATCCCTAGTGTGTTATCCATAAACCATTCCCCTTGGAATGTGTTCAACCGGATACGCAAACGTTGTGCTAAGTCTTCAGCACCAATGCCGGTGGTTTGTGCATCTCCGTTGACAAGAGAAATGTCCCCATCTTCATCTAGTTTAATGTCCATGTGTGTCTACACCCCTCTTGTTCTCATTATCTTATATAGCCCTTGCATTGCAAATTGATAAACGATCATCTACCTATACTACCCTACCCCTTATCATACAGCCATTATTTCCATATACAGGGTTAAGGGGTTGGAAGGGTTAGGCTGCAAGATTGGAACTGGTTTGCCTTATCGTTTATTTTGTCAATCAAGGTAGTGATTGCTACAGTCCTTGCAGCAAGCTGTGTTGGGTAAGCAAGGGCAGGCGCATACAAGGGTGTCAACACTCCATTAATCAGTCCAGTAATCCAGTCCAGCACATCGTCAATAGACGCGGGAGCTTCAAGTAAAGCTGCAATTGGTGCAAGTTTATCAAGCTGGTCTTGGATAGCTGTATTTTCAGCGTACAGAGAGGTGAGGATACGTTCTGCTGTTTCCTGTAGTTCCGCACAACTACCAACCTTATCAATGTCGTCACCAAGTTTTTCATACTGATCTAGGTTAATGACACCGGAGCCTTGTGGATTCATGTTTACTTCTCTTAAATAATGTTGGTAATAATGCCGTCTGTTACAGTTACAATCTGGCCTAATGGGGTGGTGAAACTACCAGTAGCACCTACACCAACAGTAACACTTCCTGTATTGATAAGATTGCCATCAATTTGTGTGGACGAGGAGATGTCAATCTGGTTACCATTAATCTCTATTTTCCCTGTTTGTTTCATCCGTAGTTCACATTCAGCCGATGTGCCTAAGTTATGGAACACAACCAAATCATCTGTTGAATGTGGCAGTGTGTGCTTAGACACTTGGTTGATTGCAGAGCCAAACGGGAACAAGCCGGGAATGGCTATTGCATCTCTCTTATCAAATCTGCGATAATCGGATGGTGGTTGAGCAGAGCCATCACCACCCTTAAATACGTCCATACACGACTGGGCAAACACTATCAAAACTGTATCGCCCGCATGAACAGGGAACACAACAGCGGAACTTGAAGATGACGGATACATCAACGGAACAGACAGTATTGTTGGGAACTCTTCACTATCATCCCAATCAGGGAATACGGCATTAACCAAAGGTTTCACAGACACTCTTTGTTCACCAGCATTTTCTACCATCATTACTTTTGCAGGGATAGCTGTGAAGATATTCCGCATTTGGTATTCAAACAAAGACTTCGTAGCACTCTCAAACGTCATGTCTGTCACGTTATTTCCTCTTATTCCAATTCATCTGCATTGACGCTATCGCCCCACAACTCCATACACCACTCACCGCCCCTGCTGTCACCCTTGAATGTAACAGAGCGAGCACGGTAGAAGGAGTTGAACATATCATCGTCCGTAACCACCTTAAACAGTCCATTAGGGCGTATTTCGGGATTGAGTAATGCCTTCACCCGGATTCCGTATCGCCTAGCCTTAAAACGGCTTACCTTGCGTGGTGTTCCATCCTTCTTTGGCTTCAACACTTTCGTAGGCGGAAGAAATTGTTCATTCTCTTTGTCTAGGGCTTGCCCTGTAGCCTTGCTCACTTCCTCACTATCAATGTAAGGGATGTCGAGTAATCCACTGTCCTTGGACAAGATGATAGCTTTCTCTTGCTCCCCGCCATTCAAGCTATAACGGTCGGTGACAATTAGTTCGTTGTCAATGATCTTCCATTCAATAGCGAACGTAGAGGCAATCTCATCCAGCACTTGTTTCCCTGTCCCGTAAGCCGGATAGCCAAACTGACATTTCAGATTACGCCATTCCCCTTTATTTGATTTAGAAAAGGCTAGGTCAAGTTGCTTGGCAATCTCTGCCACCACATTCTCAAGGTAAATATCAACAGGAAATGAGTAATTCACTTTCTTGATTGCAAGGTTTGTGAAGTTGGGGGCTAATTCAAACGTTGTTATTCTATCAGCACCCTGTTTCGTTGTTCTTATATTGATGACATCCCCTGTCACAATATTCTTGATATTGCCTTTATACCCGGCTGTCAGTGTCAGTGTCCCGTAGCGAGTGTTGATCTTCTTCAATGTATCGTCTGACAGGTTGGAAATGGAAACTGTTCCCTTGTTTGTCTTTTCCTTGTTGTCCACATACATCTCAATGTCAAACTGGATACGAAGGGAATCAACTTGAATGATGGTACCATCTTCCGGGTTCTTAAATGTGAGCAAGTAATCCCTGTCCCACTGAACATTTTCATACTGCACAGCCATTTAAT